AGGTCGAAAAGACCAGAAACAGGTGTCTAGATACTCAGCATGTCGACGATTTTCACGCCGTCTATGTATTCGTACATGACGGCTGATTATCGCACAAATGTCGTCGAGGACCACCACCTCAATCGCTCGACACGTATCAATGTGCTGGCGCGGGCCACCCTACGTTGGATGTCCCGCACGTGCCCAACCATTTTCGGTGGTTTGGGCAATGTCCTCCATGATATGGAGGACGAAGAGTTGCTGCTCCAGAAGGTGGAGGAGTGCTCGTGCACCGTTTATCGAGACCCACCCAGGCTCGAGGACGTGCAACGGGCTTTCTTGGACAGCTTGGAGGTACTAGACACCGGATTCATTCAGTTTGGTACCCAGGATCCTGCTCCGATCGATAAGTCACCGCTTTGCGAGATGAAGGTGTCAGCGCGTGTCGTCGCTGAGGTCCGCATAGCCGTTGTGGCCCGGATTGGTGAGCTACCTGATAATGAGGCCAACAGGGTGCTCGCCGACAAGGTGGCACGTAAGGTCATGAAAGATGCAGGGTTCCGAGATGTTGTCGCTGTGACACATCTCCCTCAGGTGGTGAACGCGTATTTTACGTGCAAATCGCACCTGGAGAAGAGTGGTCGTGCCCGAAAACGGTGCTCAAAGTGGCTGTTGAGGCTACTTGGGTTCGCGGTGCCGACTTCTGCCACCACGTAGTGGTGCCCGTTGTACGTTGAGGGGTGTGATTCTGCCGCCGCGGTCCACCCTGTAGGCCTAGTGAAACACGACAACGGGAATAAGCGGCGAGCAAGACGGTGGGTGCTCATACAGGGACTCGCACCACCGTCACAATTGGGAGTGTACAACAACACGCTGAGCAATGGCTACAGAGCTTTTGCTGAGCGGTATTTTAGGTGTTGTGTGGGAGGGGACTTCTTGGAAGCACTACCCACTACCGACGCCGATTGGATAGATGATCCCGTGATGCGTGACTTCTGTGAGCGACTAGCGGCAGCACTTGACCTGGCCCCGAGCATTACGATTGACGATGTAGTCAATTCGTACAAAGGCACCAAGTTCAAGACCTATGCCACAGCGCGCGAGCAGTATTACCGAAGCGGGGTTAACTGGCGTGATGCCCGGTTGCGAAGCTTTGTCAAGTTCGAGAAATGTGACGTGACAAAAGCTCCCCGGGTTATCAACCCACGAAGTGCCAAGTACAATTTGTTACTTGGGAAGTTCCTGAAACACAACGAGCATAAGTACTTTGATGCTATAGCGACGGTGTTCCAACAGCCAATAACTGTTATAAAGGGACTCAACGCCATACAGAGTGCTAGTGCTATTGAAACGTTGTGGAATCGTCATGCGCACCCGACTGGTGTCGGTGGTGATGCTTCGAAGTTTGACATGCATGTTAGTGAACAGGCATTGAAATTCGAGCATCTATGCTACCTCCGACCTCTCGTTGCGAACATGCCCGAAGCATTGTGTTTGCAAGCTGAGGGTGTGCGCCTATTTGAGGCGGGTGTCCCTTTCAGTGAGGGATGGAATGACGGATTGCAACTCGCTTGGTTGTTGGCAGGGCAGCTGTACAACCGCGGAGTTGCGTACTTTCAAGATGGATCGCTGGAGTTTGAGATGGCAGGGACACGAGCCTCCGGTGACTTGAACACATCGCTGGGCAACTGTATACTTATGTGCGCTATGACGTGGGCTTGGAGTCGACATTCGCATGTCGATGTTAGTTTGGCTAACAATGGGGATGACTGTATGTACATCGTCGACTCTTCTGATGTCCATGCATGGCAGACCGGGTTCGAAGACTTCTTCGCTTGTAAAGGCTTCCGGATGGTGCTGGAAGAGCCTGTCAATGAACTGGAGGAGGTTGAGTTTTGTCAATCACAACCAGTCCGAACCCATGAGGGGTTGAAGATGGTGCGAAACCCAAAGACATTGTTGGTCAAAGCGAGTATGTGTTTATTGCCGGTGGATCGGTTCAAAGTGTTGCAGTCGTGGATGATGGCTGTCGGCACAGCCGAAGGCAGTTTGTGTAGAGGAGTTCCTGTGTTGCAGGCTTTCGCGCGGGCGATGCGACGTAATGGCAAACGGTGTTCCGCGAGAATGATGAGTGCCGCGTACTATCAATCGAATCGATTTTATCATGCCGATTTGGAGGTGCGCACTGACCCTATTGGGTCCACGGCACGCAACTCCTTCCACACCGCTTTTGGATTAACTCCAGCTGAGCAGTTGATCCTTGAGGACCATTTCGACCGCTGGGTCTGTGCGCCCCTCTTTGGAAGTACGATACGTGGGTTAGAAGCGGTGGACCGGGACACCGTGCACTACGCGCCAGTAATGCATCTGTTCGATTAGCCCGGGTTTATATGAATTACACTGTTTATATCTCTACAAATCATGCCACAGAGGCGTGTTAACATTAACTTGAATCGCACACAGATGCGTAAACAGAAACAGAAACAACAGAAACCAACCGCTATAGGGAAGCTCATTCGCGCGGCTGGGTCTGCTGGCGGCACGGCGCTTGGCGGATACCTTGGGATACCCGAATTGGGCGGCGCTGCTGGCAACCAGTTGGGCGCTTTAGCATCGCGCTGGCTTGGATTTGGTGCTTATCGTGTTAGCAAGAACTCCGTTTTGAAGTCTTCAATGGGGATTCCAGCGATGCATTCCACCAGCCAGACGGTCGTTGTTAGACATAAGGAATACATCGGACCAATTAGTAGCTCGACCACATTTAAGGTGCTGTATGAGCTGCCATTAAACCCCGCCATGTCGCAGACTTTCCCTTGGCTCGCTGGGGTAGCGAGTCGCTACCAAGAGTATGCTTTCCGAGGTGTGGTGTTCCATTATGTCCCTTCGTCCGGGGCTGCGATATCAGGCACGAGCCCCTCATTGGGCACGGTCATGTTACAGACCGCTTACAGGGCTACTGAAGAGCGGCCCATTGATAAGATCGAGATGCTCAATGAGTATTGTGCCTCCGAGGCAGTCCCTAGCGAACCGTTCATCCATCCGGTAGAGTGCGATCCCAAAGAGAACCCTTTTAACATCCACTACACGCGCACCAGCTCCTTGACGACCGGGGAGCCGCTTACTAGTTATGATCTTGGGAAGACCTTCGTGGCTGTTCAGGGACAGTTGGCTACCGGTAATGTGTTAGGTGATCTTTGGGTAACGTATGAGGTGGAGCTGAAGAAGCCCGTCGTACGCACTTCCCTGAGTAGTGGTGGTGTAACAGCCGGTTACTGGTCCAATCCGACCACAACCAACCTGTTTGCCAACCCCACATCCATATCTAACGGGCTTGACCTTAGCTTCTCTGGCAACGCCATCACCGTCCCTGCTTCTCAGTCTGGGGCGTTCATGGTGGCTTGTTGGTTGCCGAACAATGCCCTAACAGCGTTTTCCTGGAACGGCACGTTGACAGTTGACAACTGTGTGACGCTTGATATGTTGGTCACTGGAGGACAATACATGTCGTCAAATGCCTCCGCTACAGACGTTCGACCCGTTTGGGTGTTCAGATTTGAGAAGGTAAATGACTCTCTGCCGTGTACGATCACGATTGGGGGGTTGACATGGGCTAGTATCCCACCAAACCGGGTTGATGTACTCGTCACATCCACTGCGTAGAAGCTCCCTTTGGTTGGTTGAGATAAAACACGGGACAATTGGTAAACCTGTGTTTTAAAAAAAAAAAAAATTCGAAATTGTATGGCAACCTCTCGTGTTGGAGGTTGCGACTTGGATGTTGCAGAGCGAAGCTTGCCAACTTCTTCAGGACCCTGTGTGGCACAGACCTGTTGGTGATGGAAGTTGGAATACATGCCACCTGTTCTGCCAATCCACGTCATGTATATTGCATTAGTTGTGTTTGTTGTCTGTTGTTGTGTAGGACGATCCTACTAACCCTTGGTCCTAAAAGAGAAATCGGGGTGGACCAACTCCCTTTCCAGTCCGTAACAGCGCGGGTACTTGCGTGTGGACTGGAAAACCCCCAAAATTCGAAATTGTATGGCAACCTCTCGTGTTGGAGGTT